TCACGTTTGCACAAATTGAAAAGTGATACATCATGCGGAGTGCTTCTTCGCTGCTGAGATTGTGGCTATCGGCCTCTTCTAGGACGATCTTTGCGCATGCACTTACAACCTCAGCCTCAGCGTCCATTGCGTAAAAAAACGCATTGCCTTGTTGTTTGATTTGCTCGTTTCTCATTTCATCAAACATAACTTTTAAGCGCCTGGTTGCCGCATCCCAGCCTTCGTTGGCTCTATCCATTTTTATAAATTCCCTCCTGTAAAGTATTTGTTCTCGTAGTAGATAAAGTAATCCTCGATAAGTTCATTGAGACAGTCATTCCGGGAACCTGCTGAGTCTAGGTCCTTCTTTATGGTTTCCATTAGGTCGTCGTCATCTAGAGTCTGCTCAAAAGCACTTTCAAGCATAAAGCAATCTGGATCGACAAAGATAGCATGGGGGTCTCCGCAGACTTCTGCTTGAAGTTGTTTGTCGAACTTAGCGAAGAATAGCTTGCGTGCCTCTTCTTTTACCCCCCAAAGGGGGCCCTCAAGAGATACTCTAAACTGATAAATCTTCCATGCGTGGAATACTTTTTCAGCCAAGTGTTGATCTAAAATACAGAATACCTCTGCTGGACAGTCTGGCCAGTGTTCAAAGCGGGCGAGTTCGTAAGCCTCTTCAAAGTTGCGCCACGCTAGATCTTCAGGTGGCGGAGTCACATGCTTTTTTAGATCTTGAAGTTGTGCTTCAAGTTGTTCAATCTTTCTTTCTAGTTCTTGTTTGTTCATTGTTCATCCCTCATAATATGATCTTCCACCCCCAATGCCTCAAAAAAGTCTGTTCTGGTTAGTTCTTCTGCAAGGCCTTCAAGGTTTCCAACTCTTGTTTTTAGTTTTCTAGTCAATACAGGCTTCACGCCTTCTTCTTCATCCATAGAAAACACTCTAATAAAATATCTTTTACTCATTTTGATCCTCCTTTTTTATTACTCCATCAAATCCGCCAATAAGAAAATCTTTAACATCTTTCTTATTGTGAAAAATTTCTCTATAAACTTGTTCTCCTTCTTTATTCACGATGTAAAGATAAAAAATAAGAGAAGGAATGTCCATCATAAAATCTACTGATGGTCCATAGTGCTCTTTCAAGGACTGCCTCCAAAGGATCTCTTCCCTGTTTAGTTCTCCGTAGGTCTTTGTTGTTTTTAGGGTCCTGTCCCCGCCCCAACAATCTGTTTCAACTAAATCTACAAGAACTTTATTTTCTTTATTTCTCAACAGTTTTTTAATTTTCTTTGCTTTATTCATCTTGATCCTCAACCAAATCCCAGACATCTAGTCCGTTTGCCCAGCGGTAAAACCACTCAATGATTTCTTCCTTAGAGCGCCCTTGAACATTTAAGAAAGAAGCATCCCACTCATTGGACCTCCACTGCCAATATTTTCTGCACTCGTTGATGGATAAATGAATGTCAAATTCTTCTTTTAATGTTTCCTGAATGGTTTTGCAATCTTCATAATACCAATCAATTGTTCCATTGCCGTCAATCAAAGAAAAAATGTTATTAACTAACCTTTGGTTGATTTTATTTTTAAGCTCAGTCATTTTCGCTCTCGCTATAATAATCATCTGACATTAATTCACAAACCTCTTGGAGAGCAAATAAGAAGTTTGTAATTTGACTCCCACCCCAGTTTTCTATGTAATTACTTCTGACTAATCCAATATTTTTTTGCAATCTAAAGAACATTTTTTGCATATTTTTATTAAAATCTTTATCACTCATTTTCACTCCATCCCGCAGTTGTTGCTGCTGGCCCTTCTTTATTGTCTTTGTTTGCTTCAATGTAATCTGAAACTCCATCATCAAAGCCTTCTTCAAAAGCCACCGGATCGTTTGTTGTTGGGACAAGTAAAAACCTTGTTCCTTCAACCCATTCTTTATAGAGTTCATAAACGTCTCTATCGTGGTATTCTGAATTCAAGCCACGATGATAGCCAGCATTATAAGAATTATTGCTCATTTTGGTCTTCCTTTCTAGATTATTCATTTTATTTTCCTCTTATTATGGCTTAGCATAAACTTTATCAAACCACACATCCCAGTGTGAGATCCTGTCTTTGATTTCTTGATCAAGGTCTTGTGGGATCTCGTTTTTCATTTGAGCAGCAATGTGATCATAGAGAAGATCGCAATCCATTTCTCCGTCTGTCTCAAAATAGACACCAAATGTAATAGAAACATTGTATTTTCGTTTCTCATCAATACCAAAATAACTTTTTTATTCTTCTATCACCATAGAACTTTCAGACGCCAGAAGCAGGCTCGTTCGCCCTGCGATGTTTTCTTCAAGCCGCTCTTCAAGAAAAGAAAGACGCTGAATAAGCGCTTCTTTTGATAGATTTTCTAGATTGTTATTCATCCTTTACAGCACTTGTACTTCTTTAATTTCCTTGCCAAGAGCCTCTTCAGCAAGCTCATTGATTTCCTTCTTCAGTCCCTCCATTAGAGGTCCCTTTTTATAGAACTTCTTGTGACCCTGTTTCATCCTAACGATTGTTGAGTCTTGCAATACTAGGCAGAAAGCATCAGGGTCAACAAGATCAGCACTTACGCCACCAACTATTGGCAATTCTGGGCAGCTTTCTTTTGCTTCGTCTTTTATGATTGCAAGATGATAAAGCCAGCAATCTTCTGGCTCATTGTAGTTTATCTTATCTTTTATCACTTTACATCACCTCCCATTCATCAATGTAGTAGTAGTGCGATTGCGACACTCCTGAATTGTCGTCTCTTGTGTTGTCCTCAACAAAATGCTGTGCTTTTTGTTCAGAGTCAAAAATAGCAACAACCCTATCTGGATCGAAGGCGGCCACCTCTGATACAATAAATACTTTCATTTTTTCTCTTAATAGTGGTTTATTCATCCCTTCTCCTTCAATCTTCATTTACTATCTCCAAGTTATCAGGGTTTGCAAACTCTGAGAGTCTATCCCCTTCTTCTGTCAGCCAATCAACCTGTATCCAAGCTTGGTGCGCTGCGAAAGCAACGACAAGCCCAAGGCATTCATGACTATTGTTTAAGTGTCTGACCAGATCTCCAATCTTAAAAGGTGGGTTTGGCTCTCTGATCTTTAAAGTTCCTGGTGTTATGGCAACTCTTGCTTTCATCACTATACTTTCTCCAAAATATCTGATTCAACATAATAGATGTAGCGCTCAATAATGTCGAGGGCGTCTTGTTTGGTTGGAGTCTTGCCGTTGGGCTCCGCATATCTTTTAAGCATTGCGATTACCCCACGAAGTTCTCCATTCTTGCTTAATGGAGTTTCAATAAACTTCTCTAATAAGACGTCAAAGCAAAGATAATGACAGTCGTTGTTATATGGAATCTTAAATCCAAGTTGAAAGTTATCAAAGCCAACCTTTTCAAAGTAGCGAGAATAACGCTCATAGAAGTCGTTGTCATTTGTAAGTCCCGTGATCGTTCCGTCGCATAGGGAAACTCCAACGTGAAACCCTGCAATATAAGATGCGATTTCTGGATTTAGGATATTGGGCAGGTAGTTGTAAATCATGTCCCCAATGTCATCCTCGACCTCATCTTCAAATTCCTCTAGGCTGCATCCCGTTGCTTTTGCAATGGCGTCGTAGAGTTCTCCATAGTAGTCCCGCTTATCACCGCCTTCAAGGTCTTTGACCCTTTTCTCCAAGGTGGCAATTTGTCTTTTTAAATCTTTAATGTTTTCACTCATTTATCTATTCTCCTACTAGCTTTGTAATGTCTTCGCAGAACTCTAAAATCATCTCGGTTCCCCGGTCGTCTTCTGCAAGATCAGCAAATTCAATTGCTGCTTTTGTGTCATCTTCTAGCTTATTGATGCGAGAGACGACTCGATTATATAGATAGCGAAACTCAGATAGTTCTTTTTGTAAGTCTTTGTTTTGTGTACTCACTTCTCCAATTTCAATCATTTTTCCTCCTCTGTGTTCCGGCGTGGGCTCTCCCCCACGACACGACACATCTTACCACGGAAGGGGGCGGCGGGTCAAGCAAAACCCGCCCTGCCCCCGGTTGAAAGTTGTAGTGGTGATTTAAGATAAGAGTTTGAATGCGTGCTTGATGGACCTTGTTGAGAAGCCCCAGTTTGGGCAATACGAAAGCTTTGCCGCATAAGGTCGGTTCAAGTGCACAACATCATTTTCTTTAACAGCCCAGCATTTAATCGAGACCATTTCACTATTGCTGTCCGTCACATCAACAATCCAATAAGGCTTTCCTTTCTTGGTTTTTCGTTCTGTGATCTTGCGAGGGATAAACCAACACACAATAAGTTCTGGATCAAACTCTGAGATAGGTGGAACACCTTGATCTTGTAGATCTTGGATCAGATCAGCATCAACAACAAGAGACATTGGGAATACGCCGGTTAGATCTGTTAGGTATTCGATTCTTTCAATGTCTGAGAAGTCCCCTTCTGGGGCGTATTGCTTAATGTTCTCGGCAAGTTTGTCGTGGGACTTTTGGATCTTCTTGTAGATCTTTGGTCGATCAACACACACCGCAGACCAGAAGTGCTTCAAGCCTGTGAAGCGTTCATCAACAAGCGAGTTGAGAGCCTGTGCTCGGCAAAGAACATCAAGTGCTTTCTTGTTCAACTTTGAGTATGAAACGCTTTCAGAGAAAAGCAAGTCCTCAACTTTGTGGAAAGGCCTGTTGGCCATAATCTCATCAATCGCAGCATCACCAAGGCCCTTGATTGAAGAAAGGGGCTGGTAAAGAGTTTCACCACCCTCAGAGATTTCCCAGCGGCGACCAGAAGAGTTAATGTCCAACCTGGACACCTTAAATCCGTGACTTTTTGCTATTGAAATAGCGTGCTCTAATCCTTTACTCATCGTTCCTCCTTTTGTTTAGTGGTTTGTTTTCCTGTTGCTGGATCGTCCTTCCAACTGATGTGCTTTACTATGTTATACACTGCTGACTTAGAGACGTCAAACATTTTTCTAATCTTCACCTGCGTCTCCCCTTCATCATAAAGCCTTCTTATTTCCCTCACCTTCTCCCAGTCTAGTTTAGCAGAGCCGTTGTTCTCTGCGGAGTTTGCTTTGGAGATCTTCTCTCTCACCGTATCAGGGACCTGCTTCCCGGTAAGCGCCTCGCTTATTTTTTTTCTTGTCTCAGCCGACACCTCGTGGCCTGTTAGGCTGGCGCTTATTTTTTTCTTTGTCTCCTTGGCTCTCTCGACGCCAAACTGGGGGTGCTTACTGCCTGAGAGGCTTTCGCTTAACTTCGCCCTGTGTGCCTTTGAAAGAGGTGTCCCTTTATTCCAAGCCGCTTTCCCTAGGTTTGCTTCACTTATTTTCTTCCTAGTCTCTTCCGAGTGCGTCTTCCCGAAAAAAGGGTGCTTATCTCCTTTAACAGCAGCGCTTATCTTTTGTTTCGTCTCTTCAGAGCGTGGGCCACTACCGCCAGTGGCGTGTGTTGCGATGTTGTAATCAGGCTTCAGGGTGTCTATGTAGCGCTGTTCTGCTTCTAGAAGGCAAAGGTCTTCTGATATTTGCTCAAGAACAGAAAAAGAAAAAGCGCTTTCTCCATAGAGGTCCCAGGAGTTTTGTAAGTGCGGATTGCGATGCCTCCCGGCACGAAGGGCGCTTTTGTGTTTTCTCCATCTACGCTCTACATCCAAAGAACTCCCTACATAGATCTTACCATTTTGACTATTCACTATTTTATAAATACCTCTCATTTTCTTACTCCTTTTTTTAGTGGTCTCTTATAATAAATAGTCGCTAGTCATAAAGATGGATGGCTACTAGTAAGTTTAAATCATTAGTTTTGAAAGCCATCATCTTCATCTTGCCTATTTCTCCGTCTCAGACTGGAGGAACGCAGCCATCCATTCGGATGGAAAGTACTTATAAAGCCAAGCACACTGATAGCTAATAATAGAATAACAGACAGCGTGAGACTTATTAAAACCGTAACCAGAGAAGTACTCAAACTTTCTCCAAAGTTCTTTACCTCCTTTGTAGCCTTTTTCATAGCAACCCTCCAAAAACTTTTGTCTAATGTCTTCTTTTTGTCGCAACTTCTTCTCGGAAAGACCCTTCTTTGTTAGAAGTTTCCTAAGTTTGTTTCCATCATCAAGTGTAAGGTCTTTGCCTAGTTCAGCCGCCAACTGAGCGATTTGCTCTTGGAAAATCATAAAGCCGTATGTTGGCTCCAAGATCTCACGAATGATCGGGTGATCATACTTAATGTATTGAGGGCTGTCCTTTGCTTCAATGTAGTCCTTGTCAACGCCAGCCGAAAGAGGTCCTGGGCGGTAAATCGAAGTTACAGCAGATAAATCAATGATCGACTCTACTTTTGAGTTGGAGCAAAGTTTTTGTGCACCTTCATTCGCAAACTGGAAAATGCCTGCCCACTTACCTGCTTGGAAAATGTCCTTATACACTTTTTGATCTTCCAAATCAATCACGTCAGGGTGAAGGTTTTGTTCGTAGAAGCCCCTGATCTGATCGAACGATGGGTTTTCGATTCCGTGGTGCCTTCTAAGAATGTGGTAGATTGCGCCTTCCATAATGGCAAGCGTGGTCAAGCCAAGAACATCAAACTTAATAAAGCCAAGAGGCTCCAAGTGTCGAACATTCTGCCCTTCCGACCAGGGCGTTTGAACAACTCCACCCGAAGCAATAAGAGGCATGTGCTTTTTCAGGTCGTCGCCAACAACAACACCGCCAGCATGACGAGAAACAGAACGCACTTGACCCAACAGCGCCTCCAAGTGAGCCCCAACTTGGGGATACTGAGCGAGGAAGTCTTGGAGGCTCTCAGAGTATCTAAGAGTTTCTTCATAAGTTGGAACATACATACCTGCCGTAATGCCGTGCTCTGCTTTGGCAAGGGGTGTTGCTTCTTTGATCATAACAGAAGTTACTTTGTTTGCTTCTGTATAAGGAATACCATAAAATTTTGCAACGTCCTTGATAAGAGAGCGCAGCTTGAGTGTGTTGTAGTTTGAGATTGGAACAACTGAGTCTTCACCCCACTCCTCAGCCAACACTTCTTTAAGTTCCATGTTTCTGGAAACATCAAAGTCAATGTCTGGATAATCGGTTGCATCTTTCGTCATGAAACGAGAGAAAAGAAGGCCGTGCTTGATTGGATCAACTTGTGTAATCTTCAAGATGTAAGCCAAAAGAGAGCCTGCTGCGGAGCCACGACCTGGGCCTGACAGCATCATTTCATTTGCTTTATCTGCAATGGCTTTCATTGTAAGGAAATACTTTGCGAAGCCTCTATCTTTGATTACTCCGAGTTCTTCACGAAGTCTTTGAATATACTCTTCGTTCTCGGTGAAGCCGAACTCTTTCATTCCTTCAATCGAAAGTTTGACAAGTTGGCTTTCTGCTGTTTCTCCATCGGGAACAACAAAATCAGGAAGCCGGACAGTTGCGTCAGGCTCAAAGTCTTCGATAAGGCTGTGGGCAATCCAGTGGGTGCGCTCAATACTTCCCCGGACTAGATCGTCATCGTATGTGTTGTTTGTTTGTTTTGAATAAGAAACATAAGAATCCCACATTTGATCCCCGTTCTTTGGATAAAGTTCATAGCCAACTTCTTCAATGCTCTCGGGAAGAGACCCATCTTGGTCTTTCTTGTTCATCCAGCCAAGTTTCTTGTAAAGAATGCGGTCCTTCCAAAGTTCAGGGCGAGGATAGTGGGCATCAGCCGCAGACACAAGAGGAACGTCAAGGCGCTTTGAAACCTCAACAACGATTTGATTTAGGCGGTGCTGCTCTGGGATGGAGTTCCATTGCAGTTCCAAAAAGAAGCGGTCTTCAAAAATGTCAAGCATTAGTTTAGTTTGCTTCACCGCTTCTTCAATGATTTCTTCATCAGTTTGATCAAACATCTCCCACATAATCTTGGCGATAAAACCACCAAGACAAGCGGAAGTTGCAATCACACCCTCAGAGTGCTCACGCAGCATTTCATAATCCACACGAGGAAAACGATAATAGTTATCGCCTTGGTGGGACTTAGAAACAAGTGAGAAAAGATTGTTTAGGCCGGTTTGATTTTGAGCAAGCAAAACCAAGTGGCGGCGGTGGTTGATTGCAGAGTTCCTGGAACGGGTTGCGCCCTCGTCCTCAATGGACATTCCTTCATTCTTTGCAAGTTCTTTTGCTCGCTTCTTGTCTTCTTCAATGCGGGCTTTTTCTTCTTTCCATTCTTTGATGGACGGGTGGAAGTAAGCCTCCACGCCATAGACCGCCTTGAAGTTCTTTCCTTCGTTCTTCATTTTCTTCCAGTGAAGATACTGATAAGAAAGGCCGTTCATGTTTCCATGATCGGTTAGTGCAATGGCATCGCA